AAACCTACACAATATTCGTCATATTTCATGACAATAGGTTTTTCTATTACATTGATATTATCAAAACAAGAAAATATTTCTTTTGGTGCGTTTATTGCATTTGTATTTTTATAATAACAATCGTGATTTCCTAATATTAAATCTATGTTAATACCATAATTTTTAAGAGGTTGAAGTATTTTCTTCCTTGTCTCCGCCAATATATTAATATTGATATATTTTCTTCTATCGAAGAAATCTCCCAAATGTATGACATTTGTTACATTGTTCTGTATGCAATACGGGAAAAAAGTGTCGTTGAAGAATGAAACCGCATTTTCAAAAAATATAGGAGAATCATTTCTGATTCCTATATGAGTATCGGTTATTATTGCTAACTTCATTTTTTCTTCTTTTTTATTACTTTTTTGGGTTTCTTCTTTTTCTCGAAACCCTCAGACATTTTTAATATATCGATGAAGGGATTTTCTTCTTTTTCTTCTTCCAGATAATTATGTTTTAACCATCTATGTACAGTGCCATCATCAAGAAGCTCCGTCATTTTTAATTTTACATATGCTTGTTTCTTTTCTTTTTCTATTCTTCTAAGAAAAGCAAAATATATGATTTGAGTAAAATATGAGAATGGATTTTTTGATTTTCTGGGATTAAAATTGTGAGCATACATTAAACAATTTTCTATCCCATCCCCGATCATTTCTTCCTTGAAGGGATAATTAGCAAAATTTGGTTTTTGTGATAGATGATCTGCAATCTTCATTATACACTCCCCGATGTAATGTGTTACAGGGGGACGAGGATCATCACTGTTTTCTGCTGCCTTTACTAATTTTTTCCAGGCAACCATCTCTTTATAAAATAATTTGTTATCTATGTAATGTGTTCTTTGTTTTTTCATGATCAATACATTGTATCACATCAAAAAATAAAATCAAGTCCTATGTTTCCTCTTGACAACATTTTGATACCCCTTTATAATTATCCTGTCCTGATTCAAGGGAAAATAGGATTCTGGACACTTAAATAACTTTGTTAATCATGAGTATAATGAAGAAGAGCGTTTTCGCCACCGTATGCCGTTCGATCGGCATCACCGTAGATCTTGTCTACATGGTCTTCGTTTGATGCGTCATAACTGAATGGCTCGAATGCACCTTTTACATGCACAGCACGAACCCTTCCAGTATTAGCCAATTCATTCCAAACTTTTTGTGAACCTCTTGTTTGTGTATTATCTGATATAATATCAACACCGTGGTGTTGTGCTATCGTTCTATAAATTTTAGACATTAAACCCGAACCAGCATGCTCTGGGTGAAGAGTGGGTTCTAAACTTATTGCTTTAGGTTTTCTGTTTAATTGAGTTTGAATTCTATCATGTGCTAGTTCTTTTTTGGGACTAAGCATAACACCGATAGTTCCAACATCAGTAAGAGATTCGTCGTTTCCTACATGTGCTAAACGAAAAACTTTATCACCTATGTCTTCTTCTCTTGTAGAGAGAAGCTTATATTGTTTTCCACCATGTCGGAATGTTTTTACATGATCATATTTTGTTTTTAATCTTTCAGGATCAACAGGTCCTTCATAACGAACATAAGCAGGAATAGCTTGACTTCTTGTCTTTGCTTTTGAAAGAATAATGTCATCTTCTGTAATATATTGAAAGAATGATTTCATTGTTATTGATAATCCTTAGATGAGGGATCATCACTCCAATCCGACCATAAATTACCAAAGTTTTTTCTTTCTATTTCGTCACCGGTATACTCATCAGTAATTTTTTCATTCGGTTTTTTGTTGGTTGGTTTCTTCTTTGCTTTTCTTTTTGGTGATTGTTTCATTTTTGACTTTATTTCGAGATACATCTCACCAAATAATTCAGGATCAATCGCGCCTGATTCCACAAGATCAATAATGACTTCAGGGGGAAACATCATGTTCATGAAAACCATATCATCATTATTTTGTTTTTTATTTTCGGGTTTATTATTCTCAGGTTGATTATTTTCCACAACATCTTTTAATTTTTGAGTGTTTTCAGAAAGATACTCCATCATCTTTTTAAAATCCTCCTCCACTTCAGCATCAGTCATATTAGCATAATTATCGCCATCTGAATCTCCCATTATTTTATCGAGTTCAGTTTCGATGTCTTTTTTCATTTTAATGATGGTTTGTTCGCTATCTTGTCTTTCTTTTTCCATTTCATACATTTTTATTGCATGATCACATGGAGTAGTGGTCATCAAGACTGATGATTTTGGTATAGAAAAATATTTTTCTTCTGAAAATGCACTCCAGTTTTTTATTATTACGACTTCTTTTGGTCTTGCAGTGTAATTATCCTGGGTCAAAAATGACTTGAACACCATTGGTCTTTCAACTACTATGGTTTCCCCATCAGAATCCACAATTTTGGTAATAACTTCTTCTCCATTATTCATTTTCAACAAGTGGTATTGTTCCCCCATCTTGATTCCTTTCTAGAGACACTGAAGTTATTTTGAAGTTGAAACTCTCCTTCTTATATATTCTCATTCTCTCTTCTAGATGCCTAAAGGTATGGTTCTTGTATTTCTTGTAAATTAAATCATCTGCAATATCATAGATTGTAACATCTTGCTTTGTTTCACTTTTTCTCAGCCCTCTTCCTATAGACTGAAGAACTCGAATACACGATTTCGACGGAGAAGCAAATATGATATTATGAATGTTTTTTATATTAATTCCAGTGCTGGTTGTCCCATAACTTGCAACCAATATGGAATTGTTGCTTGAGTCTACAACACGGCGTATTTCTTCTCTTAATTGAGTTTCCGTTTTACCATGTATAAAGTGTATTTCTTTTTTAGAATTTTTTAACAACTCAATTAAAGGTTTTCCTTGTTTTTCCACATAATTAAAAAGGACAAGAGTATTTCCTTTTAAAGTTTCTCCAAGATCTGTTATAAATTTATTTCTATCAGGGTGTGTGACAATCCACTCTATTTCTTCCTGATATGTTTTTCTTTTTAACTTGTTTTTGTCCCGATCTGAATGTTTTATCAATAAACACTCTATGTCTAATTTAGATAATATTTTATTGTCTATTAAATTTTTTGTCGTTATAACTTTGTATGTTTTACCAAACAAACCCTCGATTATAAGTCTGTGCACATTCAAACCATCCAAAGTTCCTGTTGTCCCTATTCTGTAAGGACAATTTTGCAATTTAGTCATTATTTTTACAAGCGAATTGCTCTTGTATTGATGGCATTCATCCCCAAATACGACTGAAAAGGAATCGAACCACTCTTTTGGTTCTCGAAAAACGCTTTGCCATGTTGTTATCACCACTCTTTTTGCAGTTTCTTTGCTTCTTCCGGAATGTATACCATGACAATGCAGAGATGCTTTCCATGGTGTTCCTCCAGAATATTCTGAGAAATCCGATATCATTTGGTTGACTAGACCTGTAGTTGGAACTATGATCAAAATCTTCTTTTCTGGTGGTATAACTTTCAGATAATATCTCAGCAGCCCGTATATGATCATGCTCTTTCCAGAACCTGTCGGAGATAATAATAGGCACCTCTTCTGCTCCAGTGCGTGTTTTATTGCGTCTATTTGATACGGGTGCAATTTTACGGATTTTTCTGAGAGTCTTGGATCTATGTGGTTGTCTATAAATTGGCATAGTATTTCCCTGTCTATCGTTGATGTTTTTTCTTCGAATCCCAATATCTCATAGTTTCGATCATTTGCAAATTTTTTTACATAGTCCAAAAGACCACGATATATTAAATGATTATGAAGGCCAAATAACCTTATTTTACCGTCCCAGAATTTGTTTCTGTAGGCGGGCATATATTTATGGTTGGGAACATCGAAAGTAAAATATTGGCTTAGTTCTTTTGCTACACTTTTTTCGGTTTCCAATCGAATATAAACAGAGTCTATATCTGTTATTTTTATAGACTCACTGGCCATTTGTAAATTTCATCCAATCAATTGCCGAACGAATGGACCATTGACGATTAGATATTATCTTAATTACATCCTCAATATAATTTACTATACGCACAATCTCATTTAATTTGTTTTGCAGGTCAATCAATTGAGAATCAGCATATAATATTCTGTCCACATCCGTTCTTAGTATATTTAAATCAAATGGTTCCCACCCGAGTTCTTTCTGCTGTTCTTCTGACAGTTTTCCCGTGTAATACAACCATTTGTTTTTTTCTAAAACTTTA